AGGAAAAAAAAAAAAAAAAATCAGCAAAAAAAAAATCAGCAAAGAAAAAAACAGCAAAGAAAAAAATTTAATTTTAATATTTATATTTATATTTTAAATGATAAATATTAAAAACTAAATCACAATTTTATATAATAATTATGATACATCCACTTATTTTAAAAAATCCTACTTTTCCAATTTATCATGAGAGATATATGCAAATCTCTATGATTGATAGACCCGATATTTACTTAGTTAGTTCTATATTATTAGAAACTCTTTCTACTTGTTGTCTTAAAAATACATTAAATAATAAAATATGGTTTTTACCAGTTTATACCGGATATGGAATATCATTTTATACTTTTCCAAAAAGTTTAAATAAATATACTCTAAGTATTGCATATACTATTTGGTGTGGAGGCGGGATTATCTTAACTAATATTTTTGATAGAATATTTTATAAAGAAATTATTACATTTAAAAAAATAATATCAACTGTATTTATTCTATTTGGTGTTTATCTTTCATCTTAAATTATATTTTTTATTTTTTATTTTTTTTACTTTTTTTTCTTTTTTTTGTTTTTTTGCTTCCTATATTTAAGTTTGCCATTTTTGGAATTAATTCATCTAACATATCTTGTTCTGCTAAAAAATTATTTAAATCTCTTAATATGTTTTCTTCTTCTTCTTTTTCTTTATCTGTTTTTATTCTATTAGACTCTAAATTACTATTTTTATATGTTGCATTAGTAGTTATTTTTGAATTAGATGGTATCAAATTATTTTTTTTTGCATAATGTAAACTATCATTACTTTTATCTAATTCATATGCTAAATGTGGTGTTATATATATATTATTATAATCACCTGAACGTGTTATAAAATCTTTTCCAGAAAATTTATTTGATATAATTTCTATTACATTCTTAATTTCTTCTCTTTGTGAAAATTCAAGCACTAATTTATTCATAACTTTAACTAATGGTTTATTAGTGTCACATATTGATTCTATTGATTCAAAATTTAATATTACATCTTCTGTATTTTTATATATTTTACATAATTCTTCTTCGCCACAATTAAGCAAATTTTCTATTAGATTATTTTGTTTTAAACTATTTTCATTTAAATAATCCATAAATTTACTCAATTTAGTATCATTATCTATACTATTATTTGTTAAATAATCAATAAATATATTTATATTCATTGAAGTTAATTCACTTATTAAATTTTTACTTTCATATAAATAATTTAAAAATGTTTTACAATCATCGCTTATTCCTGGTTTAGTTAAATAAACTAGTCTAAATAATTGTGGTTGAGATAATAATTTTAATGATTTATTTAATATATCTAAATCTACTTTATTATTACATGCATCATCAGATTTATTTGCAAATGTATTTATTTTTTTAAAAATACTAACTATATTATTTGGAAGACCATTAAAAGGTTTTTTAAATTGATTACATGTTTTTAATCTGATTAATAAAAAACCATGATTTTTATTATCTATTACTATTTCTTTAGTTTTCAAATTTGTATTTTTTTTATTTATAGTCTTTTTAGAATTAGGTTTAGGATTAGACACTAATTTTTGTTTTTTTGTTTTATTTTTTTTCTTTCTTTCTTCTTCTTCTATTTCTTGTAATTCTTGAAAAGTCAAATTTCTCTTTTTTGTTGGTTCATTAACTGGTTTTGTTTGTGATCTAGTTACTCTTGTTATTTTTCTTTTTGGGGAACCACCATGATTTTTATAATATTTATAACTTTCTAATATAGTTTTTTTATTAGGAACTATTGCAAAATCCATATCACTAAATTTTAAAATTTGAGAAAATCTATCTTTTAACTCAGTTGTCAATAAATATATATTTAATTGTAATATATTTATAATTTCTAAACTATCATTATATGTATTAACTTTATTATCAATATACAAATTAGTATATAATAATGATTTTATATTATATAAAATTTCCTTTAATAATGATTCTTGTTTTTTATTATTTTTAATTTTACTATAAAATTTTTCTATAAATTTATCATAATTTAAAGATTCATCTGAATTATATAATATTGTTAATATTTGAAAAAATATTTTTAAAGGATTACCTCCTGCAACTGTAATTATTAAAGGTTGATTAATATATTGTGAAGATCCATCTCCACCATTTAAATAATTCATTGTAAATTTAAATAATTCATTAAAATTTGCATGTGTTATTGATATAATATGAGGTAATATTTGTTGATTTATATTTAAATCTATTATTTTTTTTAATTCTATATCAATTGATATACAATAATCTAATAAATTATATATATCTTTTCTTTTATAAAATTTATCATCTTCTTCATCTTTTAAAATAATTTCTAATTCATTTTTATATTTTTCAAGTGTTTCTGTAATACCATAATTTAATCCTTGCATATTTTTTAATTTTCCTGTTTCAAATCCTTTTAGTCCAATTGTAGATGATGCAGTTAAATCATATAATTCTCCCGCAAAACTTTTTCTATTTATAGTCCACATAATATTATTATTATTAAAATATATAAATATAATATTAAAAATATTTATCTATATATTTTTAATATTTATGTGTGGTATTGTTTTTATTTTATCAAAAAATAATTCTAATATTATTAATTATATATTAAATGCTTTAGAATTAATACAAAATAGAGGTTATGATTCTATGGGTATATGTTTCTATAATAATGAAGAGAAAAAATACGAAATACAAAAATATGCATCTAAAAATACTAGCGATTGTTATATTCTTCTTGAAAATTTCTTTTTATCAAATTTAATTAAATCTAATATTGCATTAGGACATACTAGATGGGCAACACATGGCAGTAAAACTGATATAAATGCACATCCACATATTTCAAATTATAATAATATAATTTTAGTTCATAATGGTATAATTAATAATTTTATGAAAATTAAGTCTATGTTAATTGAAAATAATTTTACATTTTTTAGCGAAACTGATACAGAAGTTATTGCTAACTTAATAGAATATTATCTTTTATATATGTCTAATAATATTGAAGATGCTATTCAAAATACTATTAATCAATTAGAAGGAACTTGGGCATTAATTATTATTTATACTAAACAACTTGATACATATTATGTTACACGTCATGGTTCACCATTATTATTAGGCACTAATGAAAATTATACTATTTGTACTTCTGAATCAAATGGATTTGTTGGTTTAATTTATGATTATATTGTTTTAGATAATCATGATATTATTAAAATAACAAATAATAATTATAAATCTATAAAAAATAGAGAATATACTATAAAAAAAATATCTTTTGATTCAATTATTGGTACTAATAATGAATATAAACATTGGATGATTAAAGAAATTATAGAACAGCCTGAAACTATACAAAAAGCATATAATTACGGTGCAAGAATCTTAGATAATAATATTAAATTGGGTGGATTAGAACAACTTTCTCTTATTTCTGAATATATTGAATATATTTTATTAATTGGTTGTGGAACTAGTTATAATGCCGGATTACTTGGAGAATTATATTTAAATTCTAATAATAAATTTATATGTGTTAAATCTATTAATGCGTCCGAATTCACTATAAATACTATTCCCAAAATTAAAAATAAAAAAAAAATTTTATGTATTTTTTTAACTCAATCTGGTGAAACAATTGATGTTTATAATTGTTTAAATATTTGTAAAAATAATGAATGTATTACATTAGGCGTAGTTAATACTGTAGACTCTTTAATTGCGAGAGAAGTAGATTGTGGTGTATATTTAAATGCTGGTTCTGAAATTAGTGTAGCATCAACTAAATCCTTTACTTCTATGATAATTGTATTATCTCTCATTGAAATGTGGTTTAATAATAACTATTTTAATAATAGTAAAAAAATAAATTCTTTGCGCAGTCTCTCTAATACAATTACATCTTTTATATATGATTTTCAATTTTTAAAATCATTAGAAAATATCGCAAATTTTATTTGTAACAAAAATATTAATAATATTTTTATTTTAGGAAAAAATAAATTATATCCTGTTGCCTGTGAAGGTTCGCTTAAAATTAAAGAAGTAACATATATTCATTGTGAAAGTTTTTCTGCAGGATCTCTTAAACATGGACCATTTGCATTATTAGATTACAGTAATTTAACTATATTATTAATTGATTATAGTGATAAAAATAATTATAATAATTTGAAATCAACTTTTTATGAAATTTTAGGGAGAGAAACTAATATTATTATTATTACTAATTCAAAAAATGTAGTAGAAGAATTAAATATTAATAATGTTAAATATATTATTATACCTATGTTAGAACATTATAATGAAATCATATTTACTATTGTATTACAATATCTCTCTTATAATATTTCTATTACTAAAGGATTAAATCCTGATAAACCGAGAAATCTTGCCAAAGTAGTCACTGTTGAATGATTACTTACGCATAAACCTATTCATCGACCACCTGCTAATTACTTCTTGTTTTTCTATTACATTTGGCTTTAATTTATTAAATATAGTTAAATCTTGAATATAATATTTTTCGGTATAAGGATCTATTTCTGTAGTATATTTTTTTATATTTATCATAAATTCTTTATTATTTTTTTTTATTGTTTTTTCATCATTCAATACTATATCATATTCTAAATTATATATATTTTTTAAATTATCAATTAATTTTTTTTTATTATAGTTTTTCGGATCATTATTACTTATTAGTTTAGTATTTGTGATATTAGTATTGATTATTTTATTTGATTTTATTTTATAAAATATATCTCTATTTATTTTTATATTACACATTATTGCCCTATCATACATTACATTATCCTCTATACCCCACCCATATAAATTAGGAAAACCATTACATGTTTCATAATCTATACCAGTTATTGAAAAAATACCACCTAAAGTATAGGTAAAACCATAAAAATGTTTTATTATTCCTTTTTTCGTTTCATAATTTAATATATTTTTTTCACAAGGAACAGTATCCACATCATTAAAAACAAATGTTATATTCTTATAATCATTTGGATATTTATTTTTTACTGCTAGAAAACCTATATTTTTTGTTGCCCCTCTACTAAATGGTTTATTTTCTAACTGATGACTATAATATATTTCATAATTACCATCATTATAATCTTCCATAATATATCTCATATAAATAGAAAAATGTATTTTGTCTTCTTCTCTATTTTTATATGGAACTATAAATACTATTTTAGGCACAACACTCATTATATTATTATTTATATAATATATTAAATAATTATATATTATCCATATTTATTTAATATTACCGCAGGAATTAATTCATTTTTATGTAACTCTAATTTTTTATAACATTTATTTATTGTAACTTCGCTTATTTTTGATATATTATTTATTGTACTTTTTGGAATATTTAAATTACATATTTGAGATACAAAATATATAATACCACCAGCAATTGAATGTGGTGTATTTTCCGGTATTAAATTTTTTTTTTCTATTTTATGTGCTATGAACTTACATAAATTTGTTAATTCATTATTTATATTTAATTTACTGCAATATCTCTCAATAAATGATAATGGTGTAGTCTTATATAATGTTAATAAATCATTTGTATTATTTTTATGCTGTATATTATTTATTATAGATAATGCATTCTTACATCCTTTTGTTGCACTTGTATTATCTAAATTAAATATATCTGCTATTTCTTTTGCCGTTCGAGGATAATTGTTTACTCTACACGATATATATATTGATGCTGCAATTATACCATCTCTATTTAATCCTCGAAATGTTTTTGCTTCTGATATTTGTTTATGAAATCTTGTTGCATCATCAATTATCATTTTTGGTATTCCTGCATTTTGAGATATTATAGTTATTAATTGAAATTCATCATATTGAGATTTCTCTTTATATGGCATTGATTGCCAATCAGTATATCTTTTTATCTTATGCATTTCATAACTTGATTTGCCTGGACATAATACCTTACAACTATATGATGATTCTTGTAATAATGGATTTATCGGCATTCCACATCTTGTTGGATCACTATTTTGATTATCATCTGCACCATAAAATCTCCATTCTGCGCTTTGATCTAAATTATCTTTATATATTATACCGCATTTCTTATTTGGACAACTTAAAAATCCTTCATCTCCCAAAAATAAATGTGTATTGCATGAACTACATATCTCGTTGTCAATTTTTGTAATTGTCTCTGATGTTCTATATACACATTCTAATTTGGACTTATTTATCTCACTATTTGATTCGTCACTTATTTCAGTATCAAATAACATCCACATTTTTTTTATATCTTTAGGTTTTGATAATTTCTCTCTATTCTTTTTTGTTATATTATTATTTTCATTTGGACTTTGTTCTTTATATACATCTTTTTTTATATCCATATATTTGTCTCGTATATTAATTAATTTATATTTAAACCAATTTATTATATATTATTATCAATTTTATAATAAATAATTTTATTTAGATATTATAATTATGGATAAAATCTTTAATTTTGATTTCTTATTTACAACTTCAAATGATTCCACTAAGTTATCTAAAAATTTAGTTAATAAAAAATTTGATGAATTTATTAAAGAATCTTTTGCTAATTATCTATATAATTCTGCTATTTTTAATAAATATGCACAAATTTATGACGGCGACACTTCTTTTACACATGAATGCAGAGACCTATATATTCTCTCCGAGCAATTATATTTAAATGCTATAAAAAAAATTAGAGTACCATTTGATATCAAATTTAATAAATCTAAAGATCTCTATATTTTTGATTTAAATGATATACAAAATCACGATTTTATTTTTAAAAATAGTACTGACGGAAGAATATTTAGACCAAAAAAACAAAAATATTTATGTAAAATTATATCTCTTGTTTTTGTCAAATTATATATATTAATTAAAGGTATTTATAGCACATTTAATCACAATTTAACATATAATGAATTTGTTTTATCTAAAAAAAAATTAAAATCTACTAAACCATCAATAGACGATTCATATGATGATTTACCTCATAATAAACCTAATGATATATCCGATGATTCACCCGAAAATTCACCCGATGATTCACCTGAAAATTCACCCGATGATTCACCTGATGATTCACCCGATGATTCACCCGATGATTCACCTGAAAATTCACCCGATGATTTACCCGATGATTTACCCGATGATTTACCCGATGATACACTTGAAGAATTATCGAATCAGAATGGTGGAGGAATAATTGATATGATTAGTAATTTTAATATTTCTAATTTATTTAATCGTAATTCTAATAAAAATAATGAGGATGAAAATATAGAAGATGCTGATAAATATTATGAAAAACAATTAAACAGCCCACCATCTGATGATGATGATGATGATAAGAATGATGATAATGGTGATAATAATGATAATGATGAAAAATCCAAATATAAAAGTACTAAAAAAATAAAATATAACAATATATTTTTAGCATTTATTAATTCCATTTTTAAACAGGATATTAACGCCAATGAAAGTGATCTTACTATGGATTTACCTAATAATTTAGAAGAATTTATTTCTAATCTTAATAATTCTGATATATTTGATATATTATGTGATACAGATTATCTTTATAATGTTTTCAATAAAAATATACTTTTTAATAAAAATAATTTAAACAAAGTATATGAAACATCACCTATTATATTAAATAAAATTAAAAATTTAGAAAAAGAAATGATTTCTCAATATAGCAATAAATTAGATAAAAAAGACCAAAAACTTAAATCTACATTTAAAAAAATACAACAGTATAATAAATTATGTAAAAAATTAAATAGCAAATTTTATGTTAAAGATGAATCTCGTATATATGAAAGAATTATTAAAATTGTAAAAAAAATGTTTACTGATTATACTAGTAATCGTAATAAATTATTTACTGATATAATACTTAATATTTTCGAATTTAATGAAAAAATTATTAAAAATCCAAGTAATGATACAGAAGAAGTCAAAAACAATATTATCAGAATTAAAGATAATATTACTTATATAGAAACAGTTAAACTTACCACAAATGCTAAAGATATAATTTACGATTTACATATTAATTTTTTTAATGAACTTATCAATATTTTTGCTCTTTTAAATGAAACTAATGTTATTTCTGAAGAAAATATAGAAACTATTAATTCTAGTGAATCTGATGTTAATTCTGAATCAATACAGGAAACTGCGCCTGAATCACCACCTGAATCACCACCTGAATCACCACCTGAATCACCACCTGAATCACCACCTGAATCACCACCGGAATCACCGCCTGAATCACCACCTGAATACAAATTAAATACTGATGATAATAATCAACAATTTGGAGGTAAAAAATATAAAAAAAAAACTAAAAAAAATACAAGAAAAAATAAAAAAAAACTAAAAAAAACTAAAAGAATTAAAAAAAACTAAGAATTTATATCTAATTTTTTTAATAAACTATTACTATATATTAAATTACCAGATGGATTATATGATTTTATATCTTTATAATCTTGTTTTGATTTAGTAATTTTATTTTTATTATTACTTATTATTAAATTATCATAATTATATTCATTATTATTATTATTATAATTATTATTATTATTATTATTATTATTATTATTATTATTATTTTCTTCATAGTTATTATCAACTAAATTACCATACTCATCTACTATTTTACCTGTTTTTTTTTTAATTTCATTTCTTACATAACTAGGAACCCAATGTTTCCAACTTATAAATAATAAATTTGGATGAGTATATCGAACTATAAAACCATTATCGCGTAACTTTTCTATCACATAAACAGTACAATCTGCATGATTATATTTAGGAACACCTATCATCATTTCGGGCATAATATACCAACAACATTGTTCATTTACTAATTGTTTAGAAATATATTTAATTTTATTGTGTATACGTATTAAAATTTTATTATAATTATTTAATATATTCATATCTTGTTGTTGTTTTTTAATATATAACTCATCCATATTCAATTTTATAGATTCATCATTATTATCTGATTTATTTGTTAAATTATATAATGAATCGTTCATAATATAATATTAAATATAATATTATATTAAAATTTTACAAATAATAATAATAAATGACTATTAAACATATTGTATTATGTGGAGGAGGTCCAATAGGAATGATATCTTATGGCGCAATTAAAAATCTTATTAATAATAAAATTATTAAATATGAAAATATTAAATCTGTTTATTCAACATCAGTTGGTTGTTTTATTGCTTTATTTATTTTATTAAATCTTGATTATGAATGGATTGATGATTATCTTATTAAAAGACCATGGGAAAATTTAATAAATTTTTCATCTGTTGAATATTTTAATATATTTTATACTAAAGGATTATGTGATGAAAATTTCTTTATTAACTGCTTTAAACCCTTATTTTTAGCGGCAGATATTCCTATTAATATTACACTTAAAGAATTTTATGAAATAAATAAAATAGATTGGCATATTTTTACTTCTAATTTGAGTAAATTTTCTAAAGTTGATCTTAATCATAAAACTCACCCAAACTTATCTGTTATACAAGCAATAATAATGAGTTCAAGTATACCTATATTAATTAAACCACCATATTATAATAATGAATATTATCTTGATGGTGGTATATTTACCAATTGTCCATTATCAGAATGTATAAAAAATGAAAAATGCAATGAAAACGAAATAATTTCTTTCGAAAATGATAAGCGTGCTCCTATTGATATATCCAATACTTATTTTAATAATAAATTAAATAATTCTAATAATGAACTAAGTTCTAATATTAATTTATTTAACTTTCTTTTATATATTATAAAAACATTATTTAAAAAATTTATGGTAATTGGTAATGAAAATTATTTTAATATTAAAAATACTATTAATGTTTGTATTGCATCTGATCATTTAGATATTAACTATTGGATATATGTATTAAATAATACTGATGAGCGCTTACGACTTATTAAACTCGGTGAAGAATTAGGTAACATATTTACTAATAAATATAATTATACTGATATATCTAATATTAATACTGATATATCTAATATTAATACTTATATATCTAATAATTATACTGATATATCTAATATTAATACTAATATATCTAATATTAATACTGATATATCTAATAATTATACTGATATATCTAATAATTTTATAAATAATGATATATCATTTGAAAATATAATAATAGAATCATTAAATATATAAATTATTACACCTTTATTTTATAGATTCTAAAAATTCTATTAAATTATTTTTTGTTATTTTAGCATCAAAATCATAAACATCACTTTTATATATTAATTTTACAGTTGGATAACCTTCTATATTATATTTATCCGCTAAATCTTTTTGTTCATCACAATTTATAGTTGTTAAATATATATTATAATCTAAATTTCTAGTTATATTATTAATATATGTCTGAAATTTACTCCATTCTGGTTTCGCCTTTTTACAATATGGACACCATTCTGTATAGAAATACATTATACGTATATCTTCTGAATTGTTTTCTTTATTTATAAATTCTTTATTTAATTTATGTTCTGATAGTTTAGGTCTTATATATGATTTATATATATAAAATGCTAAACCAAATATAAATAGTAACCATATAGTAGAAAAAAATATTAATTTTTTATCATTAATTATATCATTTAAATTTTCTTTTATTATTTCTAAAAAATCACTTATTATCTTCATTATATATATAAATTAAATATATTTAATTTTTAAAATCTTTACTTAATATAATATGCAAAAAACAAAAAAAAAAATAAAAATATCAAAAACTTATACAAAAAAAGATTATCATAGTGGGGATGGCATGGTTACTAGTACTTGGGGTCCCGCTATGTGGCATTATTTACATACTATAAGTTTTAATTATCCCACTAATCCTAGTAAATTCCAAAAAAATAAATACAAACAATTACTTTTAAATTTACAACACACTTTACCATGTAAATATTGTAGAATTAATTTAATTAATAATTTCAAAAAATATCCATTAACTAATAAAATATTTAATAATAGAGATTCATTTTCTCGTTATATTTATAATTTACACGAATTAATTAATAAAATGTTAGGAAAAAAATCAAATTTAACTTACTGCCAAATTCGAGACAGATATGAAAATTTTAGATCTCGATGTACAATTGAAAAACCTAAAATATTTAACTTTACTAAAAAAAATAAAGAAAAAGGTTGCACTACTGCTCTATATGGTAATAAAGCAAAATGTGTTCTAAGTTTTGTTCCTGCTAATAAAAAATGTAAAACTATGAAAATTGATAAAAAATGCTTAAAGAAAAAAATTTATATTGATAAAAATTAATATTCTTTATATATATATATATATGCCTTCATATAGGCCTAAAAAAGGTGAAACTGTTTGTGTAAAATTTAAAACTAAATGGAATAATACGCGTAATAAAAAAAAAGGAACACCAAAACCTATAGAGTTGGTTGGAACTGTATTAGATTCAAAAACTGGTAAAACAAAGTTTACTGATGATGAAATTGTGAATATTATATATTCAAAGAAGGGGTTAGAATGGTTGAATGAAACTGAACTTACAAAAAGTGTAGCAACTAGTTTACTAAATATGAGTAAAGCAAAGGCATTAGGAAAAACTAGAAGAAAATCTAAACCTAAACCTAAACCTAGAAAATCTAAACCAAAAAAAACTATAAGAATAAAACAAAAAGGAGGAGTTTGACAATCTGAATCAACTAATTTTAATTCTACTGTACAATCAGGTGGATGAGTATTTAATTAAATCTACTTTTCAAAATATAATAATACTTAAATGAAGAATTAAAGGCAAATCTAGTAACCTTTAATTCTGAGAAAAAGTATATAATACTAAATAATATTTAGTAAATAATATTATTTAGCAATCTGGTTATTTATGTACCAAATGTTGAAAAATTAGCTAAAATTGGTCTAGGTAATGCGGAATTATTTAATCCCAATTCATAATTTGGAACTTTTTTACACTCAAAGTTAGATGTGTCTGGACATCTTTCGCATGGTGGACATGGCCCATTTGAACTATTATTACCACTATTACCACTATTATTACCACTATTACCACTATTATTACCACTATTACCACTATTACCACTATTACCACTATTACCACTATTACCACTATTATAATCACTATAATTATTAGAATTACCTGATTTTCTGTTACTTCTTACATTATTACCTTCACTTTCATCTACGTCTCCATTTTGTGCCATCATTCTATTTGCGCGATCATTCATATCATTAAAAATATTATTTGAACGATTAAAATTATTTAATCCATTTGAATCATTTAAACCATTTGAATCTTTTGAATCTTTTGAATCTTTTGAATCTTTAACGTTTTCTTTATCATCATCACAATTTAAACATGCTGTTTTTGCCATCATTGGTCTTGTCCATGGACCAAATAATGTTTGTGAATATTCTATTGGATTCATTGAATTAATTGGATTTACTAATGGATTTGACGGATTATTCATTGCACTTTCAAATATACTATATTCACCATAAAATGGTGTATTATATCTATTCATTAATAATGAATCCTTCGCCTGTGACATATATGGATTCATTTGTTGAATCATTTGTTGATTCATTTGTTGATTCATTAGTTGATTCATTTGTTGATTAACACCCCATCCCGGAATATTTATATCACCTATATTTAAACTATTACCACCAGATATTACATCTGATGCGCTTGGAGTTGTATTTTGAGGTGTATCTAATATACTATTTTCTGGTTTAACTATTAATTTTCCATTTTGAATTAATATTGTTTTATTTCCATTACTATCTGTTGTATTTAATGTAATATTTAATATATTACCTGAACTTGAATAAATTTTTGTATAATCATTATTTTTTATACCAATTAATATATTACCTAAATTATTATTTGAATTTTGTTGATTTGTATTTCCTTCAATTACATTATTATCTAACAATCCAGATAACATTTTTCTAATATTTACAAATCCTTCTAAATTCGCAAATGGTTCTATTATCGTCAGTTGAGTATTTATTAATTTAATTTTTAAACTATTCATTTCTGATTCAGTTATCTCTTTCGCAATTAATGCTGGTGTTAATACATTATCAGTAAATGCCTGTGATGTAGAAAAGTTTTCTTCTAAATTTTGACGCAAAGAATCTATTTCTGATTTATTTAGATTAGGATTACTTATATCTACTGTTATTAAACAATCGTTAACATTTTCTAATGTACCAGTGACGGGTGCCTTTGTAAGTATAACTGTAAAATCCTTATCTGTAAGTTCTAAAAGTAATGCTGTATTTTTAACTTTTTCTTTTATAATTCTTTTTAAATTCTTTTTTAATGCTTTATTTATATCAGGAGCTGTAATAGTAAATGCAGTTGTTATTTTTATGCTATCTTCCGGGTTATTGGTTTGAGTATGGCCCTCGTTCGCGGAGTTAGCACCATTGAGTTGTTGAATGTTGTATGCGTCTATTTTATCATTACCATTGCCATCACCATCGCCATCACCATCGCCATCACCTCCGCCATCACCATCGCCATCACCTCCGCCATTACCACCGCCACCATCACCGCCACCAGCACCACTGCCACTACCAGTGCCAGCGCCAGTGCCAGTGCCAGTGCCACTACCAGTGCCAGTACCAGTGCCAGTGCCACTACCAGTACCAGTGCCAGTACCAGTGCCAGTACCAGTACCAGTACCAGTACCAGTGCCAGTACCAGTGCCACTACCAGTGCCAGTACCACTACCAGTACCAGTACCAGTACCAGTGCCAGGGACGGTGGTAGTTGTTGAACTTACTACAGTTAGAGAATATAGGGTATTAATTTTATAAAATTCATAATTCTCTGTTGCTACGTCTTGGGATTGTTGATTTTCAGTAGAAGGAACTTTTCTATACATATCATATGAATTATCAAACATATATTTATTTACATCAGTAACTTCAGTTACAGGAACTACTATATATGGTGTTAAATTATTTATAGGTGTGTCTGAAATAAAAGATATTTCATTACTTATATTTTTACTATCTATTGTATAATATTCTATATTATTAAGATTATCTTTTTTTATAATTTTAAAATTATCAGAAAAAGTTGCTTCTGAATTTTCAAAACCTTCTATTGGTTTTCCAATTGAAGAATAACAAAATATAGAAGCTAAAACTAATAATACTAACAAAATGATTATCATATTTTTATTTTTAAAATTGAATAACATTTCTTAATATATAAAGTATATAATAAAAAAAAAGTTATTTATATTAATTAATAATGAAAAAAAATCATTTAGAGACTATATATAATTCTCAATCTAAACTAATTGAAATTGGTATAGATGAAGCAGGAAGAGGACCTATGTTTGGTAGAGTATATAGTGCTGCTGTAGTTTTACCTAAAAATAATAATTTTAAATATGAATTATTAAAAGATAGTAAAAAATTTAGTTCTAATAAAAAAATAAAAGAGGTCGCTGAATATATAAAAAATAATGCATTGGCATGGAGTATATCATATGAAGATGAAAATGTAATTGATAATATAAATATTAGAAATGCTACTTTATCGGCAATGCATAAATCTATAAATAGTACTATTTCAAAATTAAAAAAAACTGAGCAAATATGTAATGAATTTTATATATTAGTAGATGGTAATGATTTTAAACCATATACATATTTAAATAATAAATTTAATATAATTGAACAAGTAAATCATATTACAATTGAAGGTGGAGATAATAAATATTGTTCAATTGCGGCCGCTTCAATATTAGCTAAAGTTGAAAGAGATAAATATATATATGAATTATGTAATTGTTATAAAAAACTAGATGAATATTATAATTTATTAAAAAATAAAGGTTATGGGACTTCACTACATTTAAATGGAATAAAAAATTATGGTATTAGTCCGTGGCATCGTAAAACTTATGGATGTTGCAAACATGCTAAATGCAATTCAGAAGATTTTTATCTTTAAATATTTTGTTTTTGTCTAAGTCGACGACTCCAGACATTTTTAAATGGCTTACGCTTATCCCTCTTTAAATAATTCTTATTTTTTTTAACAATCAGTTCATTTAAAGTAGTATTTTCTGTAGTTGAATCTGTTTTCTTGCTTTTATTTTCCTTTTTCTTTGACTTTGACTTTGTTTTGATCTTATGATTCTTATTTACTAAATATTCATAGTTTAAATCTTCTTCTTCATCAGTTTCCTCAAATTCATAATCTTCATCTTTAGAATCATCTTCATCATCTTCATGATATGTTTCTTTGTATTCTTCTTCTTCCTGTTTATCTAAATCCATTTGCATTCGCTCTTTTGCTTCATCTATTTCAGATTTCCAATACTCTTCTTCGCTATAAAATTCTTTATCATTATCTTTATCTTTATCATTATTTACTGTTTCTTTTTTAATTGGTAAATCAATAACTGATTCTTCTGTAGTTGTTTTATCATAAAATCTTACATCCCAGAAATAAGTAGTACCATCTGATGTTGTATAATTGATAGTTGCTGTTTCAGAAATTAGATTATTATAAAATTTTTCGCTTGAATTATTTTTAATCCATTCATTAATCTCAATTACTGCATATCCGAAAAATGGCTTATCCTCTACATAGTATTCTGGTTCTAGGTGATTATATACAACTACATTCTTAATATTTGCAATATTATAATAATCAAACCAATCAATAATATAAATAATATAAGTCTCTAAAAACCAATCTGGAATAATTAAGAATTTCTTATCATATGTAATTTCATTTGATGTATATGTGTTCATATCCATTATATAATGATTATATAACAATTAATAATTATATAATCAATTTTTTTTTTATAATTAAAAAATTGATATATTATTTTATTATATTCATAATATAACTACTAGACTTATTATAAATATAATGAAAATTCTTGTATTTGATACAGAAACTACAGGATTACCACAAAAAGATCAACACGGTAAAGAACCCTCTATTTATGATTTAGAAAAATGGCCTTATATTATTCAAATTAGTTATATATTATATGATATATCAAGTAATGATGTTATTATTAAAAATGATTATATTAAAATAAATAATTCAATAACAATTCCACCTGCTAGTTTTGAAAAACATAAACTAACACATGAATTTCTAAATAATAATGGTATAAATATTATTCCAGCATTAAGAGAATTTAATAATTTACTAAAAATATCAGATGTTATTGTTGGTCATAATATTTCATTTGATAAACGAGTTGTATTTGTTGAATGTTTACGAAATAATATACGACAATATTTTACTATTTTTAAAGGTAAAGAAATAATTAAAAAAAAAGAATTCTGTACTATGAGAAGAACTACTAAATTCTGTAATTTTATTAGAACTAGTAAAATTACAAATAAACCTTATTTAAAAACACCTTCTCTTTCTGAATTATATTTACATTTATTTCCCGAATCAATCTTACCCAAAGAATTACATAATTCTCTAGTTGATATACTAATAACATTAAAATGCTATATTAAATTTAACTACAATTTTAATATACAGGAAACTAATAATGTAATAAATAATTTATGCATTAAATATAGTATTAATTAATATTAATATTTATATATATATAAATATAAATATGAATATGAATATGAATATAGCAAAATTTATAGAAAAAAATTTTAATTATATTTTATTTTTTTTAATTACATTAATACTTATGAATATGTGTATATCATTTATATATAGTAAAATTTATAATTATTATAATAGTATAGAAGGATTAAAAAAAAAATCTCGTTTAGGTAATATTAAGGACAAAGCAGGCTCTAAGAGCGCGGCAGCAAAAGGGAGTGTCATGGGTAAAGTTGGTAATATGAAATCTAAAATAACCGGTAAACGTAAAAAGAAAAACATTAAATGCAAAGATCCAATACCATGTAATTCAAATGAATTAGCACTATATAAATGTTTAAATACTAGTGAAATAGAAAATAGAGATGATGTACATAAAGTTAAAATGTGTAAAAATAATAATAAATTTAAAACTAAAACAGAGGCAAAAAAAAATGTTGAATATTTACAATGTAAAGATATCGAAGGAGAATGTGATGATGATATTTTATTAAGTTATACATGTTCAGATAAAGATAATGACGAAAAAATAAAAACATTAAATGATAGTGGTTGGTCTAATAAGGAAAATATTGATTTTTCCCACCACCAATCATGCAATGAATCTTTAATAGAAAAAATAAAAAACTTTTTTAGTTAATAATTATCCACTACACATTAAACAATCATCATTATTATCATTATCATTATCTTTCTTTTCTGGTTCAATTGTAAATTGTTGAGCATGATGCTTTGGTTTTCTACGTAAGTAATAAATTCCAGTTTTTAATCCGGCTCTCCAACTATAAAAATGCATATTTGTTAATGATTTAGGATCAGGATCTTCTAACCACAAATTCATACTTTGTGATTGACATATATATAATCCTCGATCGCGAGCCATATCTATTAAATTTTTCATAGGAATTTCCCATACAATTTTATATTTTTCTTTTAAATATTCAGGTAACCCATCTATATATTGAACACTTCCTTTATTTGCAATAATATTATTCTTAATTTCTTCGTTCCATAATTCTAACTCAATTAATTCACTAACTAAATATTTATTAATCATAATAAATTCACCAGCAAGTGTTTTTCTACTATATATATTACTTGTAATAGGTTCAAAACATTCATTATTTCCTAATATTTGACTTGTACTAGCAGTTGGCATTGGTGCGCATAATAAACTATTACGTATACCATATTTCATAATTTTTTCTTTTAAATTAGTCCAATTATACCGATCACTAAATGGTTTTTCATTCCATAAATCAAATTGAAATAATCCCGCACTTATAGGACTTCCCATAAATGAACTATATGCTCCACCTAAATCATTTCTTAAATTATCTATTTCTGCCTTTATTGGTTTATATTCATTTAAATATTTTGCAATTTTATTATCTGATGTAGTTGCTGTTTCAATTTTATAATTTCTGCAATGTGGATTATCATTAATAAAATTCCATTTTTTATAATTATATTCACTTGTCAAATAATTCATTCCCTCCATCCTTTCATAACTAATTTCATAACTTCTTTCTAACGCAGCATAATATATAGTTTCAAAAATTAATTTATTCACTTCTTTTGCTTCATTTGATGAAAATGCTAAATTCATCTTAAAAAAAGTATCTGCTAGACCTTGAACTCCTATTCCTATTGGCCGATGACTATAATTACTTTTTCTTGTTTTTTCATTTGGATAAAAATTAATATCAATAATATTATTTAAATTTGTTACTAATATTTTTGTTACTTCATATAATTTATCATAATCAAATTTTTTGTCTTCTTTTACAAACATAGATAAACCAATTGATGCTAGATTACATACTGCTGTTTCACTATCATCACTATATTCTACTATTTCACAACATAGATTACTAGATTTTATTGTACCTAGATTTTTTTGATTAGATTTTTCATTACATGAATCTTTATATAAAATATATGGTGTACCTGTCTCCATTTGTGCATCTAATATTTTTAACCATAAATCACGAGCATTTACTTGTTTATTATATTTTTGTTCTTCTTCATATTTTATATATAATTTTCTATAATTTTCACCATAGGCATCACACAAACCAGGACATTTATCTGGACAAAATAATGACCATGTTTTATTACCCATTACTCTTTCCATAAATAAATCACTAGTCCATATAGCATAAAATAAATCTCGTGCTTTTGATTCCTCATCGCCATGATTCTTACGCAATTCTAAAAATTCTTCTATATCCGGATGATGTGGTTCTAAATAAATAGCAAAACTTCCATTTCTTTTACCTCCTTGGTCTACATAACGTGCAGTTTTATTAAATACACCCAACATTGGAATAATACCATTTGATGTTCCATTTGTGCCTCTAATATGTGAACCCGAAGAACGAACATTATGAATATGCAATCCTATTCCCCCCGACCATTTTGAAATTTGGGCACATTCTTTTACGGTATTGAAAATACCATCAATAGAGTCATCTTCCATTGATAATAAATAACAAGAACTTAGTTGTGGTCTAGGTGTTCCAGCATTAAATAATGTAGGCGTTGCATGAATAAAATATTTTTTTGACATGTAATCATAAGTTTCTTTTACTTTTTCCATATTTTTACCATGAATACATAAAGATACTCGCATCCACATATGTTGTGGACGTTCTATAATAGTTCCATTTAGTTTCATTAAATACGCCCGTTCAAGTGTTTTAAAACCAAAATAATCAAATAAAAAATCACGGCTATAATCCAACATAGCATCTAATTCTTCTTTATATTCTTCTGTTACTGCCATAACATCATCATGAATTAATTTATAATTATTATTATTTACATCTACAAACTCATATAATTTCTTAATGGTTTTATGAAAACTATTTACTGTATTTTTATGAAGATTAGATATTGTTATAGCACTTGCTAATTTTGTATAATCGGGATGTTTTGATCCCATCGAAGCACATTGTTCGGCGGTTAACTCATCTATATCCGTTGTACTAATATTATCTTTTAATTGATCTATTACTTTCATTGCTAATTCGCCATAAATGATATTTTTTAGCTCTAAATCCTTACCAACAGCCTTTATACGTTTTAAAATTTTATCAAATGAAATAACTTCTTTCTTTCCAGATCTTTTTAATACATGCATATCTATAACATTAGATTTATTATTTTTCATAAATAATATAAATAATTTAATTATTTATATAATTTTAAATCATTTTAATATATATTTTTTATTTATTTACTTCTGTATCTAATGTTAAAAATATATTTTCTTCTTTTACATCTGTATCCATCTTTAAAATTATATTTTCTTCTTTTACATCTGTATCCATCTTTAAAATTATATTTTCTTCTTTTTTAAATAATTTAGGATCTATTAAACACCCACTTTTTGGAAAATCACTTTTACTTTTTGCATCTTCTAGTGCTAATTTTCGTTTATTTTTTACTCTATATTTATATTCTCCATTATCTCTTTCTTTTATAAGATTATCCCAAAAAATCTCTATCATTGGTTGGACTTTCTTAAACCATAATTTATTTCTTAAAACTAATACACAACTTATTTTTTCTAACTTCCAATATATTTTTGTTATTAATTCTAAATCTTTATTTTTTTTCATTTCTTCATTTTCCCAATTTTTATATTCGACTGAATCTAAATTCATTAATGTAAATGGAGCATAAACATAATATGGCGATTCATTTTTCAAATACTGTAATATAATACCTTTATATTCTATTTCATTATCTTCTCTATATTCTTCTTCATTGCTATATTGTATAAATTTTGTTTCCAAAAAATCACATTCATTTAGATCGCATACTTCCATTTGTAATTGCATCTGAATCCAATATTCCATCTTTGGAATACCTGTTATCTCTCGACTTACTACATTCTTTATTTCTAACATTCGTCCAAATAACTTTGAATTACTATCACATATAATACCATCTGGCGATGCTGCTATATAACTATAATCTTTATGTGGTATACAACCAAATTCTGTTACCTTTGTATTGTTAAGATATTCATAATACAGTATTGATACCGGCTCATATTTTTGACCCCAATGTAATGGACTATTTGTATTTGTTACTTTAAATTTATTTATATCTAAGGGCTCACATTTTTCCAAAATTAATTGTGTTTGAGTATAATCACTTACAAATATTTTATATATATTTGATGCTGTTAATGTTGAATTTCTAAATATATACCATTCATCACTTCTTTGTTCTGGTTGAATTATTGATTTTAATTTTTCCAATTGATTTTCTATTTTAACATAATTTATTTTATTACTTCTTATATAACTTTTTTTATACGACCTCTTCGGTATTATATATTTAAATATAAATGATAAACATATATTCATATATGTTTTCAATAATTTTATTGCTTCCATTTTTGATAAAATATATATAGTTTCTAATATATTTGTATCTATAAATTCATTATACATCAAACTATAACTATAATCATATACATGATCATATAAATCACAATACATTATTTGCAATATATTTTCCTCTATAAATTCTAACATTATTGTAGTTATTTTTAACAATAATTCAATATCTATATTTTCAATATTAATATTATGTTTTGATGCCAAATAAATTAAATATTTTTTATATTTGTCAATATTCATATAAATTACTTACTAACATAATTTTATATTATATTATTTTATCAATTAAAAAATAATTCTAATTATTTTTTATTGTTTTTGATTTACATGTTTTTCCAGTCGATAAAGATTTTATTGTTGATACATGTTTTTCTTCTTTTCTTAATATATATGTTCTATCTTCATCATTAAAATATAAAAAAGGTATATTTACAATCTTAGTATTTTCTTTATCATATATTACTTCTCTTGTTTTCATTAACATTTTTCTATCTAACCAACGAATCATATACTTTTTTAAATTTAATAATTCAGTATCTGATAAATTATCTTTAGTTTTTAATGTATCTGCATATAAATCTAAATGTTTTATTTTTTGTGTTTTATCTAATTTTGCCCATGTTTCTTTTTTATTTGCACATGATTCATTTTCTAAAAATTTTGATATCTTATAATTATTAGAATGATTATCATATTTTGGATTTATATCTGTTCCATTTAATAACATTGTTTTATATGCTATATTTTTTAATTCTTGGCAATTATCATTTTTTTTTGACTTTTTGTCTTCTTTATCATTTAATATATTATTGCTTAAATCATTTATTATAAGATTCATATTATATTATTATACAGTATTAAGTTTATACTCTTTTTTTTTATATAGTTAACTATTATTTTTGTGAATATATTTAAATTAAAATCAATATATATATTATTGTATGAAATCAATTAATCTTACCAATAAAAACTCTACTATAAAACCTCCTCCTAAAATACGAGAAAAAATTATTAATCTTCCAAATGATATTTCTAATAATATTATTCAAAATATTAATAATCATCATTATCAACTTAATCTTATTAATAAATTATATTTAGAACAACCTTTTCCTGAAAATAAATTTCTTATTAATGAACTTAAATCTAAAATTTCATCATATAAACAACAAGATATAAAAAAAACTATACACGAAAAAGACAATATTATTTCAATTGATGATGTTATTGAAAAACTTGTATCTTCTAAACTTAAATGTTATTATTGTAATAAAAAAATATTTATATTTTTTGATAAAGTTCGTGACTCTGATCAATGGACATTAGACCGACTTAATAATCTTGACGAACATACTTCTCAAAATACTATTATCGCTTGTTTAAAATGTAATATTGAACGTAGAAGAAAAAATAGCGAAAAATTTAAATTTACAAAACAACTACAAACTAATAACATTAAAATTGTAAAAACACCTTAATAATTATAATATTATTTAAATCATAATATTATAATCTATTATCTCAATCTTTTTTTATTCTTCTTTTATTTGTTTTTTTCTTTTTACCTTTACTAGTTATCAATAAATTATCTTTTATTAATGTATCTATTCCTTTTCTATATGTTTTACCTACTTTATATCCTACTATTCCTTCTCTTTTACCCTTTGTTATTGGTCTTAATAATAATTCATCATTTGCATCTTCCTCTTTTTTCATATTATTCATATATATTTTTATACGTTTTTTTTTATTAGATGTCATATTTCTTGCTTCATCTATTGGGATATCATCAAAACCATGTATATGATATATTTCTGCTAATTTATATAATTCCGATTTTTTTATTTTTCTAGTTATACTTACCATTATATTATATATTTATATTATTAAATAATTTTCATATTTATTGTATTTTTAAATATTTTATAAATATTTTAATTTAAATACATTAATTACAGTAATATAAATATTCTATGAATTATACTACTCAAAATGAGTTATTATTAAATAAATTACTATTATTTTATAATGAAAAAAATAATCTTGATGAAATGCTTAATATTATTAATGGTAAATCTAAAATATCTCTCCGCATCGTTGACTGGTTTGCTACTAATTTCTCTAAAAAACATTATACTGTTTATTCAATAAATAAAAATGATGAAATTCTTAGATTCAAAGTTTATAATGATTATAAGTTAAATTTAAAAGCCTATTCTAAAAAAAGATTTGATCCATTCTGTCGTTGGGAGAGAATTACTATTCCATACAAAGAAGACAAATATATTCAAACTACATTAGGCCAATTAAATTTTTTTAAATGGGCGCTTGAAAATCAGGTCATAGAATTTATTCAAGAAAATTATGATATTATTGATGCAGATATGAATCAAAGAAATAGTTCTACTAAATCTAAAAATTTTTCTATCAATTCGTATAGTTCTACTGATTCCAATTTATCTACCTCTAGTAATAGTTCTACATTATCAAATAATAAAACTCGTAAAAAAAGAGAAGAATTATCATTTAATGCTTCCAAAGGTGTAAAAAAAGAGACAGTTGAAGTTATTATTTCATTTTAATTTTTTTTATTTTAATATATTAATGAATAAAATTATTTATATATTTTTATTTGGATGTTTTGTTTCGCGTATTTTAATATCAATTATTGCCAAGATTATTAATGTTAAGTATCTTCCTATTATGGCTATTTTTACATCTATTATATCACTCAATTTTTTAAATGGATTTATATTTAATACTCCAAAAATTGGATTTTTTGGTAGTAAAGTTTGGTGGAAAAATTATAGAATAGTTCATTCCTTTAATTTTGGATTATTCTCTCTTTTAGCATTTTGTAAAAATCCTAATTCATGGATTGTTTTATTTATTGATGCTTGTCTAGGTTGTATATTTTTTATAAATAAATATTTTTTATAAATATAAATATAACTTAATAATATTTATATTTATATATTAATTATGGAAAAATTTATGAAACCTACTGTTATTTTAGATAAACCTATCACGCCATATGACTGTAAACCTGAAATATGGAATATTCAAAATACTAATAAAAAATATTTAGTTTATTATCCAATTATAGTATCTAGTCATTTAATTTTATATAAACCAACCACACTAGGATATAAATTTGAATCTAAAAACACCATATATATATGTGATTGTATACCAACTATTAGAATTGTCACCAGACAAAAATTAAATGAAATTCGCAACAGTATTTAATACTATATATCAATAAATTATAAATTATAAATTCTAAATTATAAATTGTACTTTTAAATCTTTATAAAATTTTTTATTAATTATCTATTTTCTTTAAATTATCTTTTATATATGTTTCATTACATATTTTTTTTACTATCTTATCATTTATTCCATCAATAGGCTTTCCTAATTTTGATATTGCATTTGCATAATATATTTGTTTATCATCATGTTCCATAAAATCTGGGTTCTCTTTTGTCCAATTTGTTAATGCCGTATAATTCTTATTTGATGTTTTCTTTATTATTTGTTTTATTTTTTCTTTATTGTTATCTTTTTCCCATGTATCATTATCTTTTATATATAAAGTCTCTCGTTTAGTATCCGTGCAATGAACCGGTCGTTCATATAAACTTAATTTACTCATATTTTCCATTATTACATTACTTATTCCTTTTTCTAAACCATTCGTTTTTGTGAAATCTAATTGCTCTAATGATACTTCTATTGATTTTATAAAATCACTCATATTTATTGCATCTTTACATTGTTCATTTAAAAATACATTTATACTTAACTGATTATTTGTTGTATTATGACTATTATTTGTATTATTATTTCCAATTTGTGGCACCAATTCTTTTATTGTATT